CAATGACTCAATAGTCATATTTGACAGCGACAGGAGGAGTGAACTCCCTCTGGCACTGATATTTTGTTGTTTTCATTTGTTTACCCTAGTAGTACATGTATCCGTCACGCGACAAACCGATAGCATAACGGGCCGCTTGGCGAGAAACCGCATCACTCGACAATTCACCGCAACCAAGACTCAGCAGAACCACATCTTCGTAGTAATCCTCCGTCAGAAGATAAGTGGCGCAGCCGTACAACTGCAATTCCGCCTTCCAGTAGTATATTACATCAGGGTCAGATCCAGGTGTTTCCCTACATATCGCGCTTGCTAGGGCGCGGCGATGTTTCGGAGCCACCGCCTGCGAAATCGCCGCGTAACGTGAACCTGCTCTTTTGTTAGCACGTAACCACAACGAACGAGTGTGAATGCCGGCCTGAAACTCTGAACTGGTCAATGGTTCAGTAGCGAAGTCAGCCTCACGTATGCTTTTGATGCGCACAGGTTTGCGATCCACTCGAGCACCGCGCACGCGCAGCACTGATGGTCCCCGGCTCTGTGCAATTGAGCTGGTGAAGGCACCAACCGCCAGTTGAGAAGCCAGACGCCCAACATCGACGGTAGAGTCAGGACCCACCAGCTTAGCTGCGTCTGCCACCATGTCAGCCGCTAGATGGCGGCTAGCGTCAGTCGGGACACCGACAGGCTCAATCGTCTCCTCAGTCTCAGGTACGCCATCAAGTTCGTAGATGTCACCTTGGGCAGTGGGAATTCCCAAGCCCCCAGTTTCAGTAGTACCATGTATGTGATAGTGCGCAATGTGACCCTCCTTATCAGTAGCCCATTTTTCGAAAGCACACGCAGCCACTTTTTCCATGAAAGTAATGCTTCGTGCCCGGCGCCCAGCTTTCCGAGCGATCTCGATCACAGAGCCTAGCTTAGCAGCTGGCTCAATGAACTTCGGCAATATACTATTAGACCACTGACCAGATAAGGCGGACCCTAGCATGCGGCATAGGCTGCCGTACACACCATCCTCAGCCACGAACAGCCGAAAAAACTCACGATACTTATAACTAACCAGTTGCTTAATATCTTTGAAAACGAACCCCATGGCCTTCCCGACCCGTAAAGCGAGAGCAACCTCATAAGCAGTTCGAGCTTCAGCCGCAACATCATCCCCCCCCGATTGGTGTTCAACAAACATTGGCACACCAGTGAAGTCCCCAACCTGCTCACCAATAACGTGAATGTACCCTCGATTCAGGATGCTATTCACAAATGAAGTGCAGCGCATTCCCGATAGCAACCCATGTGCGAGTAGGACAAGCTGGTCACCGTGTTCGAGTACTATACGGTCGAAAGACTCAACCACCCAACCGATAGCAAACTCCAGATCGGCTGATAAAGCATGGTGCTGGGCGTAAATAGTGCGAAGCCCGTCGATACACATTTTCATGTGCTTGACCTCGTGCGTTTCATTGAAATTCGCGTAGTCGAGCATTAGATGCACACTAGTGTCGTGACACTCGCGCCACATCCAGTGATCTTCTCGCTGAATCTCTGGGCCAGAGGTGAGTCTCGTGTTATCTATCTCACCTCCTTTCTCCGCTAGGTGCAACACATGGCTGACCATGATGTAGTGCATAAGGTGAGAAGGGAATAGAGCGCGACTTTCGAACTTACCGGGTTCATGCTTAAAAAAGTGTTTAGTGAACGCGTTTGGAACATAGTCCCGGAGTGCTTCCTTAACGAGCGGCACGAACTCTCGAAACTCAAACAAAGCAGATTTGTTTAACCTCACCCGCTTCAGGACCAGCACAGTCATGTCACCAAGTTCTTTTGTGATCTCATCCAGAGCTTCAGCATGGGCAGTCGGCACACGCAAGTAAATATCAGCTTTGGGCGAACCGGTTGCTGAGCCTGGCTTCACCCACCTTCGCCGATTTTCCATGAAATGTTCGAAAGTGTCCACCAAGTGGCCCATGTTCTTTAGAACGCTGCCAAATCCAATACCGAGTTGTGCGTACCCGCCATCCAATGAAGCTTTAAGACGCCGATCAAACTCGGCTTCACTCCAACGCCCATTGTGATAATAGACCTTGGGTGCATTGAGTCGATTTCGGTCCTCAATCTCTGCTTCAATGTTCTCAGTCCCAATGACGCGACCCGCGAGACAATCAAAGTAGGTAAAAAACGTCAGGTCACTCACTTTGATCGGGACGCCCAGGTAATTGAGACCAACACGGACGGTATTGTGGATTTTCTTAGCAACCGCCGCGAAAGAAACACTATCCAAAAGCCCCATAGGATAGGTATTCAGCAGCTCTCGGTGCTGAGGCACGACATACTCTACTATGTCTCCAAAAACCAAGAAGCACAGCAGCCGTTCGTAATTTACGCGGGTATTAGCTTGGCTGAGCAATTGCTTGAACCACATCCAGCTGTGAGGTGCATCAAGGGCAGCCGAGCCAGTCAGTCGCACCCAGTCAGTAACGTTACATAGGGCGAAAGTGGCGTTGCCTGGCCCCAGCGGGAACGCGGCTCGCCACTCGTCCTCGCTCCAATCAGGGACGGTCGAGAGCGCTTTTCCCCGCGTTTGTGAGGCAATGGTGTGCGTAATTTCGGCCCAAACTGGATAGTTATAGGCGGCGTGCGCTTCAGCCGGTGCCGTTTCGTGCATGGACAATTTTAGCTGCCGAGCGGCACAAGCCTTGACCCAGGCAGGATTCGACGTATCCCGCAGGATAGCCAGGCTCCGGTTGAGCAACACCTCCTCTGACGGTACTGAATCGAGTAGTGCGTGAAATGAATTGCCCACTTCACTCTGACCAAGTACACCCTCGCGCAACAAGACGGATCCAACCATAGATTGCAGAATACCATATGACCCTGCTCGTACAAGCCCCAGACCATGCCGAGTGGCGTAGGCGTCATTAGCACCAGCCTGCTCTCGAAACAATCTAAGAGTCAACTGTCGCACCTGAGGGTCACAGGAAAGCATGCGTTGTGAATTCGCGACAACAGCCTCATCCAATGAGTAGATGCACAGCACCCGGAGCCCAAGCGCCTCGGCGAGCTCAGCGGTGTGGCAGTAGACCACCCGAGCATTAGAGTCGGGGCGCACCGTTGAAAAGAACCGCGCAGCACGGCGGAACAATAGGTTGTTATGCTCGACGAAATGCCGACGGTCTCCAGAGACTAGCGCTGTCTCACGCAAATACAACATCTCATCCAATTCCTCATCCAGCTTGTCTTCAGAACCATCTGCGACTATCTCATCTAAATCATAGCCGCTGAAACGGAGTGCGAGCGTAGTCTTGCCACTGCAGGTAGGTAGCACGATAGCTACGCACCCGTCCCATTCCTTCAACATTCCAGGGTTCAGTGCCTGCCCTAGCCGGGTGCCGCGGCCTAGATTCTGGGTGCTGTGATAAGACGCACCGAACGTGTCAGTTGGCGAAGACATTCTGTTAGCTGCTTGATTGCTAAATTCCAATCAAAGCAGAAACGAAAACAAGATGAATCAATTTACTTGGTGGAAATAATTGAATCAAAAAGGGCCATCTGGCATACCCTCAGAGCGTGAACACTCCGAGCGTATGGGTGATGCCCC